CGGCGGTGCCCTGATCTTCGAAATCGATTTCGCCCTGGATGACCAGCTGAGGATTCCATCGACATGACCAAGCCCAAGAAACCCGCGCCGATCGCGCTGCCCAAGAAGGGCGGCAGCTACGTGGCCGATGCCGGCACCGGCAAGCTGGAGCGCACCGCGCACACCAGACCGGCCGAGCCGCGCCCGGCCCAGCCGCCCGCGGAAACCACCGCGCCGACCAAGCCCGAAACGAAGGAGGGGTAAATGGCCGATCCGATCAAGTGGAAGACCAAGATCATCCTGGCGAAGGCCGAGGGCACATATGGCACCGATGCCGCGCCGGCCGCGGCCAACGCCATGTTGATGACCGATGTCGAGCTGCGGCCGATGGAAGGCCAGGACATCGCCCGCAACATCGAGCGCCCGCACTTGGGCGCGCAGGAAACGATCCCCGCCGGGCTTTATGCCACGCTGACGGGATCGATCGAACTGCAGGGTTCGGGCGCTGCCGGCACCGCGCCGGCGTGGGGCCCGGTGCTGCGCGCCTGCGCCGTGGCCGAGACGATCGTGGCCGCCACCAGCGTTACCTACAACCCGGTGAGCGACGGGCATGAATCGGTCAGCATCTATTTCTGGATGGGCAACACCCAGCACAAGCTGACCGGCGTGCGCGGCACTGCCAACATCACGCTGAATGCCCAAGGCATCCCCGTGGCGCGGTTCACGCTGATGGGACTGTTCAACACACCTGCCGAGGCGGCGCGCGCCACCCCCGATCATTCGGCCTTCCAGGTGCCGCAGGTGGCGAGCAACAAGAACACGCCGGCCTTCAGCGTGGGCGGCCAGGCAATGGTGCTTTCGCAGTTTGGCTTCAACCTGGGCAATGACGTCCAGCAGCGCCTGCTGATCGGCCGCGAGGAAATGCTGATCGTCGATCGGAGCGAGAGCATTTCGGCACGGGTCGAAGCGCTGCCGCTGACCACGTTCGATCCGTACACGATTGCCGAGGCGCGCACGCGCCAGGCGGTGCAGCTGGTGCACGGCACCGTGGCCGGCAAGACCGTGACGATCGATGCGCCCACCTGTTCGCTGGGCCGCCTGCCGGGATACGAGCAGTCGCAGAACGTGGCCGAATGGCCGCTGTCGCTGACCCCGCTGCCCACCGACGACGGCGACGATCAGTGGACCATCACGCTGACCTGACCACCACCTGCGGCCGGGCAGCGACAGGCGCGCCCCAGGCCCTTCTGAGAAGGATCTATACCCATGTTCAAACTGGCCGCAGAGCCGACCTTCCGCCACAAGGTGACCGCCAAGGTGCCGGTGGACGGCGGGTTCGAAGATCAGAGTTTCGCCGCGACTTTCCGCGCGATCGGCATGGACGAGGCCGAGAGCTTCGACATGATGGATGCCACCAGCGTGAAGGCATTCCTCGAGCGCATCATCGTGGAGCTGCACGATATCGGCGACGTCGAGGGCAAGGCGCTGGAGTATTCGGACAAGGTCCGCGACCAGGTGACCCGCCTGCCCTGGGCGCGCAAGGCGATCGTCAAGGCATACTTCGCCGCGCTGAACGGGGCGAAGGAGGGAAACTGAAGGCGGCGGCCCGCGCCCTGGTGCGCGGTGCCGCCGGGCCGGACGATGCGGTGGCCGATGCCGAGGCCTTCGGCTTTCCGGCCGAGGTGATCGAGCAGCTGCGCCAATCGGGCAGCGCCAATGGCAAGGTGGAGATTTGGCCGGAGAACTGGCCGATCATCCACGCCTATGCCGCCATTTCCACCCAGTGGCGCACCGCGCCGATCGGCATGGGCGCCTATCGCTATCTCGGGCTGGATTACACCGCGGCCAAGGCCGGGCTGGAACTGGCGGGCATTACCGTGACCACCGATCAGTGGAAGGGCGTGCGGGTGATGGAACGCGCGGCGACGATCGAACTGAACGGCGGGGAGGGCTGAGACGATGACGCTGCGCACCGCCCTGGTCGTTTCGGGCGACACCGAACAGGCGAAGACAGCTTTGGCCGAGCTGGATCAGGCGATTGAGAGTAACAAGAGGTCAACTGCGGATCTCGCTCGCGAAGGTGTGAAAGCATCGGTGGGGCTGGAGCGGCTGCGCGTGGCCGAGGCAGAAGCTGCCCGGGCGGGTGTAGAGCTTTCCAAAGCGCAGAAGCTGGCTGCCATCCATGGCAAGGACATGAGCGCGGCTATTCAGGAGCAGGCCGCGACGCTCGAGACAAATACCGGTGCGACGAAAGCGCAGAAGGCGAGCTCCCACGATCTCGCCTTGAACATGGCGGATCTCATCAGCCTGTTCGGTAGCGGCAAGCCGACTATGCGGGCGTTCGCGGTCGAGGGACTGCAGATGGTCCGATCGCTCGATGCGACCAAGAAGAGCGGCGGTGCGCTCGCGAGCTTCCTCGGCGGCCCTTGGCCGATCGCCGTTGGGGCCGCCGCCACCGCGCTTTCGCCCCTGATCGCCAAGCTTTTCGAGACTGACAAAGGCCTGAAGGCAGTCGAGGATAGAGCCTGGTCGGCCATTGATGCGCTCAACGCACTCGCTCGCACGGATACCCAGAGCCAGATCGCCAGCGCGCAGGGACAGCTCAGCCGACTGCGCGACGAAGAAGCTGCGCAACTCGCGCTCGAGGAACGCCGTTCGAGAGATCGCGGCGGTTTTTCGGGCATGGCCCAAGGAGAGATTGCGCGCTTGCGCCATGGCGGAAACGCACCCCTCTCGCCCCAGATGGCTCGCATTCGACAGGACATTCTGCGCGCCGAGCAAGCTATCTTCAACGGCGAGAAGAGCCTGAAGGAGCAGAAAGAGAAGGAAGAGAAGCGCGAAAACAGCGCTGGTCGGAACACTTCCAGCGGATCGCGCCGATCGGGCCGCAGCGCGGCGGACGAATTGGCGCGGATCGAGGACCGCTATCTTTCGGAATTGGCCCAGCAGCAGCAGGAAGAGCTGCGCGCCCGCCTTGCGCTGACCACCAACATCGATGACGAACTGGCGATCCGGATGGACCTGCTGGGCGCAGAGCGGACCGAGCGCGAACGGCAGATCCTGAACGAGAAGGACTACACGGCCGCGCAGAAGCAGGCGATGCTGGAGCACCTGGACCTGCTCTATGGCAAGCGCGAAGCCGTGGGCCCCGATGGCGCCATCGTGGTGCAGGAGCCCGGCCTGCTGGGACAGGCGGAGCTGAAGCGCATCACCGAGCGCGAGAATGCGATGGCGCTGGAGATGCTGGGCATGCAGGCCGACGCGCTGGACGCGCAGGCGGGCGTGGCGCTGGGCCTGGATGAACGCTTCGCGCTGGAGAAGCGCGCGCTGGCGCTGCAGCAGGAAATCGAGAAGAAGCTGCTGGAGCAGGATATCGCCCAAGGGCGCATCCTCGATGCCACGCAGGCGCGCGCGCTGCTGGAGGAACGGCAGGCAGCCCAGCGCGAAGGGCTGCGGCTGGACCAGCGCGGCCCCCTGGATCGATATTCCGACGATCTGAACATGGGCCCCGAGGAAATGCGTCGCTGGGGCCAGCAGCTGGTGGTCGACGAACTGGAGCAATTGCGCGCCGGCATGCGCGACGCAATCACCGGGGCAATCGGTATCGACGATCCCTTACTGAGCGGTGTCATCGACATGTTCATCCAGCAGGTGCTGATCGCCCCGCTGGCCGAGGCCTTGAAAGATGCTGGCGCAGGCGATTGGCTGGGGGGGCTGTTTACATCGGTGCTGGGTATCTTCGGCGGCGGGCGTGCCGAAGGCGGTCCGGTATCGCCGGGCAAGATCTACGCCGTCAACGAACGCAGTACGGCGCCGGGCCTGTTCCTGCCGCTGGCACCGGGCCGCATCGATCCTGCCGGTGCAAACGACAATGGCGCCATGCGAGGCGCAACCACAGCTGGCGGATCTTCTCACTATTACGATCTGCGCGGTGCCGTGGTGACGCAGGATCTACTCGACCAGATGAACCAGATCGCCCGCGGCGAGGCGCAGGCCGCCGTGGCTGGGTACGATCAGGTCGCCGCGTCGCGCGTGCAGGATACGCTGGAGCGGCGCCAATGATCTTCGACTGGCCAGCCGTATTGGTCCCGCAGGATATCGCCGTGTTGCCGCCGCGCGCCACGGTGGGCCTTTCGCGCAGCCTGAACGGTTTTACGCAATCGGCGCCAGCCATCCGCCCGCCCTTCGGCCTGAAGCTGAGCTTCGGCAATCTGTTCGGCGACGAGGTGAAAGCCTGGCGCGCGATGATGGCGCTGTTCGAAGGGCGCGCCAATGCGGTGCGGGTGCCGCTGTTCGACCTGTGGCATCGGGCGAAGGACAGCGCGATCGGCGCACATCTGGTGCCGTGGAGCGACGGCGCGACGTTCAGCGACGGCGCCATGCATCTTGCCGACGATCTGCGCGATGTGACCGCTTCCGCCGTCCAGGGGCAGCGCACGATCACCGTCGATTTCGGCGAATACGGACAGCTGCTGGAGGCGGGCCTGTATTTCGGCCTGGGAGAGCATCCCTACATCGCACGGCGCGTATCGTGGCAAGGCAGCGTTGCGACGATCGAGACGACACCCAGCTTCCGATCGGCCTATGTCAACGAACCGCTGAAGCTGAAGCCCACGATGATCGCCGGGCTGGTGGACGATGACCAGGGCGAGCTGATGCTGCGCCGCGCGCGATACGGCGCGCCGTCGCTGGAGCTGGTGGAGCGGTTCGTATGAGCCTGTTTCCCGACACGATCCGCGCATATCTGGCGGGAGCGAAGGTGGAATGTTCGTTCCTGTTCGCCTTCGAATTCGCCACCGATACCGTGCGCCTGTGGGCCGAGACCGGCCGGCTTGACACCAACGACGGGGAAAGCTGGTTCGGCATCGGATCGCTGGGCGATGCGACGGGCATCGAGCAGGCGATCAACGGCGAAGCACCTGAAGCGAAATTCACCCTTTCCGGCATCGATCAGGACATCCTGACCAAGTGCCGCGAGGAATGGAACACCGAAGCGCGCGGCCGCTGGGTGCGCGCATACATCCAGTTCCATGGCGAGCCCGACGAAGCCGACCCGTATAACCAGCGCTGCTGGGACCTGCCCTTTGCCATCGCGGCATTCCGCATGCTGCGGCCCAGCTTTTCGTTCACCGAAGAAGGTGAACGATCGATCGAGGTGACGGCCGAACAGATCTTCGCCCTGCGCAGCCGACCGCGCCATGCGATGTAC